CGGAGTTGCATCAATCTTAGAAGGTGTTCCGTTATGGGTTGATGACAGCAGTAGTGTGTGTTGGGATGTTGCCAATTATAACATCGGAGATATTGATCATTCAAAGCAACCCGATAGAAGCCAGTGGATTAATGATCTTGCTGCGTGTCATTGGACTGATCAAGAAAGTCGACAAGGTCTTATTTACAAACAGTTCTTGCCTTATATCAAATAATGTCAAAAGTTATATCGTGTTTCGGTTGTAGTTTTACAGGCGGTGTTCTAGCGGACGCCGAACCTAGAGAATCGTGGCCTTACCAACTATCATTGTCTAGGCCAGATTTAAAGGTCTATAATTTTGGAAGGCAAGCTACTAGCGTATTATTTTCGTTAAACATGATTGATCAAATGTCTGAACAATTAAAATCAGATGTAGTCATAACACAACTCACCGAACCAACAAGAATGACATTCTATGATCAGGGATTTAAATTAAATCTTAAACAAGACTTATTACAAATTTCAGATAATTATTGGGTATTACCGATGAGCATCAAAGGCATTTGGCCCTTTAATGGTGTCAGCGGAAAAAGACAAACCAGAGAAAACTTCTCTAATCCTTTCACGGCAGAAAAATATCAGTTACTAAAAAATCTTATGGTTATGCATGAAGATCAAAATCATTTTGATCCCGAGTATAGAGCATTTTCTCACAGAGCAAAATCTTTATCCGATCTAGTATTCTTTCACAGAAAACTTTATAGAGAAGTACCGGGATTAGAAAATATACCGTGTGTGGAGAAACTATTAGGTACTGAAAAATTTTTAGATCTAGTCATAGACAAAGGATTTCATTTCGGGACTGATGGAGCACAGTGGATTTCAAACTGGGTGACCGAAGAATTAAAATTATAACCTTAACGTAGTTTACCAATAGCAGTATCTAGCGCATCACTAATGTGCTGAATTGGAAATACTGAAAATAATTTATCAACATTCATAACACAATTAGATCTTGGAGCAACTGTGGCTGCTTTAAATTCTTCTCGTGTAAACCATTCTTTATCTAATTCAAGTTTATCAGCAACCTGTTTAGTAGTAGCAGATCCTGGATTACAAACATTATAAATTCCACTGGCCGGTTTATTCACTGCAAAGTACACAGCTACCTTGGCCACATCAACTATGTAACTAAACGAGTTTTCGTAGTCAATTAGTTTTTGATAGTTTGATAGTTTTGTAAAAATATTCTTGGGTTCATGTGTGTCGCCAAATGGCATGCGGATTCTTAGCAGATATGATTTGGTAAGGTACGGAGTCATTAAAGTTTGGAACAATGCTTTCGACCCACTGTAAAAAGATCCATTGTTGAAATCAAAATTGGGAGCATCTTCCTCAGTCCAGCCACCATCTTTATAACCAGTGTACACACACCCGCTGGTAATGTGTACAACAGGTATGAAAGGATTTGCTGCTTCTAATTGCAATGGAAATACTACATTGCCGTTGATGGTTTCTTGTTTATGGTGTTCACAAGCATCGACATTTGGTGATCCTGTATATCCAGCAGCATTGATGATTGCTGTGGTACCGACCGGCACTGACTGCGCATGAGTGATCCATTCGTGATGAATATTTTGATGTTCTAATTCTTTTTTAATCTGGTTGCCAACATACCCGTGGCCAATCAATGTAATCATTGTGCGTCTCTTGGTTTTATTAATTCAGGTGAGTATTGTGGTAATGCTTGGGTATTATCGGCATCCTTGGCATTTTCTAACTTTGCTGTTCTAGCACGTAACTCGCTGGAAGAATACTTGTGACCACGTTTATGGTAGTGCAATTCGATTCCCACGTCCATGCAATACTGTTTACCTGTAAAATCTCTATTTAAATATTCTTCACTTAAAAATCTAATATGGATTGTCTGTGTTTGCAATAACTGTAATAAATCAAACTCTGTTTCGTAGATTAAGATTTCATCAACATACTTGCAAGCCTGTAGCTGTACATATCGTTCGTATGCACTTTGTACTGGTTTATTTTTAATTCCAGGACGATCGACGGTCGGGTCAATATGTAGTGCAACTACGAGATAGTCGCACAATTCCTTCTCCATCTTTAACATAGTTACATGACCTGCATGTAGCAGATCGAAACTACTGCAATTAAATCCTACTTTCATCTGCGAGACCTCCTTTTTCTATTGAATACCAATCATTGGCCGGATGCACGGTATCTCTAAACCACCAATATAAGTCTGGACCAGTCCAATTAGCAAATTGTTCTTGATACCATTCTATGCTTCTAGGATATGTTATCCAGTTAGCATCGTACATTCGTTTTTTAGATTTTACAGGTTTGTCTGGTTTATGTAGACCTATGAATACAAATTTAGTAGCATAGTTCATTAACTTATCACTCAACCAGAGCATATCAACATCGGGAATACTGCCTAATACCTGTGTGCAAATAACAGCATCGAATGTCTGTCCTATGGGTTCTATTTCAAATTCTTTTACGCAGGGATCAAACTTATAAACACTTTCTGCATTTATCCTAGTTTGAAATGTCATTGGTTCTGTTACTTGATCGTGCGGCATTCCGTATGAAACTATATTTGTATATTGTCTACCTTTGCCACAGCCATAATCTAAAACAGTTTTAGCATTGTATTTGTCCATCAGGACTCTAATCTGATTGTGATAATTTTTACAATCGTCGCCACCCCAACTACTGTTATTCAGTTGGAATTGTTTTCCTAATTCTACACTTTGTAAGTAATATGCACTTGGCATTAAAAACTCCTAATTGTATCTGCATTATTCTTTACCCAATCTTGAGCTACTGGAGATTTTCGGTACTGACTGCACCAGTCCCAGTATATTTGCCAATTGTCACATTCTGAGTATTCTTTTCTAAGAATATAAATTTGGGTACTGACTTTCTTGGCTATAGCATCATGGGTTAAAATTAAATTATATGTTTTATTCCCACTTTTATCTTTAACACTATGACTTAATAAATCTATAATTTCATCAGTATCGGCAACCTTATCTTTTCTAGCCACTACTACAAAGTCTGTAACTTTGTGACCGTGAACAGTCCTAGCATCTTCTCGTTTATGTATTTCGGCATAGTCATTCATAAAATCAATGCCCATAAACACAATGTCGGATTCGCCTGCAATAATATTATCAATTTCTTTGCAAATGATGTCTATGGAGGTACGAGTGAAATAAGCATCAGATCTAACTTTAATAAAAACTTCTTCTTTGACATGATTTTTTGCTTTTAAAAAATCATAAACCTGTACCTTACCACTTTGGTAAAATGGACACTTGGGATCGGCTGTATCACGATAAAAATCGTATACTGTTATTCCGTATCTTTTATTGAGAGTATCATATAATTTTTTATGATTTGGTTTAGCAGTATCATAAAATCTTTTAAGACCTATCTGAATTATTCCGATTGCCATGTCCACCATTCTCCTACCGTAATTTCTTTTTTGTCCCAACCTTGTTGTGCTCGCCACCAATTTACAGCATCTTGCATGGGATGAGGATAGATGTAATTCTTCTTACCCACTTTTGCTTTATCATCTGCAATATAACTTTGAATATAATCTTTACAAACTTCATTGTCAGTAGGAGATTCAGTATAGGTTTTTCTTATCAGCCAAATTTGACAAAGAATCCTAAAAGGTTTTGAATACTGTACTCTTGTAGTTGATCCTTCCTCACCTTTGATATTATTAAAGCGAATTATATATCTAAACATCTTATTGCCACTTCTTCTTTTATTGGGTACTATCTGGTTTACATTTTCTATGCACTCATCAAAGGGAACTAATTTGTCTCTACTTGCCAAGATCATAAAGTCTTGTATAGTCTTATCTACTTCAGCATACACCGGCGATTTGTTATAAACCAATCCGGCATTTTGATTAATCCAATCACTGCCAAAGTAAAAAATATCACCTTGACCTGCAATTAATTCTTTGATTTCGTTACAAATTATTTCTATTGCAGATTCAGTAAACCATAAGTCTGTACGTACACGCATTACGTACGGTTCTGTGGTTCTTTGTACACCCCTTAAGAAATCCCAAAGTTGCACAGCACCGCCGTAACCTCGTCTATAGCTATTATCGTGATCTATTTGTTCAGGCGGATCGTAGGGGCATATTCCTCTTTCAGGATCATCTCTTGTAAAAAAATACACTTTGATAGGTATTATTTTTTCAATCTCGTCAAATAATTTTTTATGATTTGCATAGGCAATTTCAGTATTATGTCTTACATCACCGGTATAAAAAATAGCTAACATTATAAATAGTCTCCTAGGGTTTCGTGATCACGTTTGATATTTACAGCAATAGCTCTGGGGAACGGATTTGCTTCGTTATAGTCATTTATTAAAATTCTTTTGGTATTTGGCAAGCCAGAGATCAATTGAAAATTTTTAAAGCCGAGGCTCTCTAACATCTGTTGAGTTCTAACTTCTACAGTTTTAGGTCTTGCTGTGGTAAAGATAACAACACTACCATTGGCTATCATTTCTTTAATACGTTGTATATTTTTTGTAAGAGGCTCGGGATCTTGGAAGTATGCATGCCTTGGTTGGGCCTTTACTAATGTCCCGTCTATGTCACAGAAGATAACTGCCTTGTCGTTGTATTCAAACCATTCTTCAGCAGTGCCAACATCTATATAGTTACTAACTAGACTTTCTTTGAATATATGTTTATTGTTTAGACATTTTTCAATAATATGGCTAACAAATATTTCTTTAACGCGGGCATTAGTTAATTTTTCAAAAGCATCGATGAACAGGTCTGCACTTTCAAATTTATAACCTCCTACGCAAAATTTATCAGATACTACTTGTTTTTCAATTATAGAATTAATAATTCCTTGATCGTTAGTAATTACAAAACTCTTTGACCCTAATCGTTTTAAAATTTCATGATATTTTATATTTGAAACACAAACATAATTTCCTTCTTGATAATCATGTTCAAAGAAGCTATCGCAATCTTTAATTAAAATTTCTTCTTCAGAACTTAAATTAATTTTTTTAAGGATTTGATAAACTGTATCGGCAGGCCCGGCGGTTTTATTATCTAGTACAACTACTGATATTTGATCACCGTACTCTTGTTCAGCATATTTCCCCACATGATATGTGTCTTCGTGCTCTTTTAACACACCTATTGTAATGTGATGTTTGCCTATAAAAGGAGCAATTGATTTTTCAAACATCATTTTACCTGTGAAATCAGTTAAGGTATATTTTGGTCGCATGTTGGGGAATCTAGTTGATAACCCCGCCGCAGGCATTATTATTTCCATAATTTGTTAATCCAATCTAAAAGGAAGTGTCTTTCAAAAGTTTTGGGTTTTGAATATCGATAAACACGCAACAACATCAATATCAATAGATAGTCGTTGTCAGCTTCGGGAAATCGTTTTAATAATTCTTGTTGAATATGTTTGGTTTTAACATCTAACATGGTATTCTCATGTCGGATGAACCAACCGCATTCTAAATCTTGTCGCAATTTTGCAATGTCAAAAATATGAGAATCATATTCAGTAGTCTGACAGTCTATTAATAAAAATCCTCTATCTTCGGAGTATAAGATATTTTCTAATGTTAGGTCTCCGTGATATTCTGTACAGGGAAGAATCTTAGGTAGTTTATCTAATAGAGCTTCTTTTGTAAACGGCATTTCTGAAAAATCCGTAACATTTAATTTATCTATATAAACCTGTGTGTAATCTTTAACCGTCGACCGTTCAGACAATGATTCTAAAAAATTAACTATGAATTGCAAAAGTTTTTCGTAGTGATGTGTTTTTAAATATGTTTTAATATCTAAACTGTGTATGTACTCCATGTCAAAATTATTTTTAGAATACCCGTAAATTTTAGGTAATGGATATTTTTCTGAAAGAGCATACATACGCTCAACATTGCGTTGAACATCTCCAGTCTTTCTCACAAACATCCTATCATGTTTTTTCATCAACAATATTTGTGTGCCAGAAAATCCGTGGAGTTCTTTAATAATACGAGCAGCCATATTACTTAAACGCCACTACCCTGCTGTCAATAGGACTCTTACCGTGCAGATTATTTTGTATTTCTATTCTACTGAATCCAGCTTCAAGGAATATTTTACTCATGCTGTCTGCACTATATCCCCATTTGTGCAGCATGGTTGGATCGGGATATCTTGCACTATCTCCGTAAATACCAGCAATGGTTCTTTTTAACAAACGTTTGTCGTGAGTCCAAAAACAATCTGGATTCCTTACTACTTCTTGACACATTTTTAATAGGTCTGGCCATTCCATTGCCACAAAACCACCAGTCTTACATATTCTATAAAACTCTTTATACATAGGTAAAATATATTGTCTACTAATGTGTTCAATTACGTGTACTGTTAATATTTCATCGACACAGTTATCCGGTAATGGAAAAACTTTGGTAATGTCATGTATTGTAACATTAGGGTCATGTGCCATATAGTCGCCATCTATATTAATATATCCATCAAAATATCTGTTACCGCAACCAAGATGCAATTTCACCGGTAACTGATTTTTTAATTTTTCTTGTACTATCTCATTAATCATTTTTTGTTCCAAGCATATTAATCATTGAATATGGAAGATACTTTTTCACAGAGCCGTCTTCTTGTGTTTCGATAAAAGCCCTTCGTCGATCAAAGTCGCTGTCTCTTTCTACAAATTCAATACTATCAGATAGTTCTGTAGAATAAGCATAGTGCGACCATTGAAACTTAGGGAATAAAAACTCAATGGCCTTAAAACTATATCTATAATAATCGTCAGGATATTTATGATATTTCCAAACCCACGGACTATTGATATACAATTTTCCACCAGGTCTTATTAAATCAGATAAAACGTTTGCCATTAGCCACGGCGTTGGCGTATGTTCAAGAACGCTACAGCATATCACAAGATCAAAATAATTCTTAGGTAGTGGATGATTATCTTTGGTTAAATCACAAACAACATCGACTCCATCACCTTCTTCGAGGTCAACACCTACATATTCAACAGTTGTGTAGTTCTTTCTAAATTCAGAAAAACTGACAATTTTACTGCCTATCTCCAGAACAGGTCCATTTGCATTTGGATATACTTTTTTTAGATAAACAACATCATTAGGACTTCCCATGTTACATACCTAATTGATGTCTAACTTCATCTATGAATTTTTTCGATAATACTCGAGCAGAATAGTTTTGTTCTGTATATTCTTGTCCCAGGCGAATACGTTCTTGTACTTCTGCTGGATTCTTTAGAGCCCATTTTATGCCTTCAATATAATCATCTTGCCAAGTATAAGGTGCAAATTCTTCATAGCTGGCCAATGCAGTGGTAATTACAAATTTTCCAGAGATTAGGCTGTCAATTAATCTGTTGGCACTTTTAGTATCAGTTCTAGGATTATCGGTCATTACAGGCATTAACACAATATCACATTCTGTTAACAATTTTCCCTGATGTTCCCAGGTCCATTCTTGCATATCTAATTTACTAAAATTAATTCCAGATATTTGACCTTTGTTTTGTCGTTGAGTCATTTTACTAAGCACTCTATCAGTTTTTGCACTGACCATAGTGAACTTGTAATCTACAATTTCTTTTTCTAATCTCTGCCAACATTCAACTATAGGAAAAAATTTAAAACTACTTTGACTTCCAAACCATAGCAATTTTAATTCTTTATTGGGACTAAATTTAGGCGGCAATTTTGGACGTTCGTAGGGATCAGGCATTACTATGCTGTCTTTTCCCGTATGGTGCTTGGTGCTGATTCCCATATTCACACTGTTAACTGAAACTAAATCTGCCAGTTGACAACAAGGTTCATATTCTTCTTTTTCTTCAAATTTATTATCGCAAAGATCGTAGATTGTTTTTGCACCAAGATCTTTAGCACGTTGTATACTGCTAGGCTGACTGCGTTTTAAAAATATCACTACGGTATTTGCATCAACTTCACTCCAGTCTTCGGCTAAAATTTTAGCATCGTAGCCTTGGTCCGCTAATGCCTGACAAGTGACTTCACCACGTAGTCTATGGCTAGCACGTTTAGGTTTGTAAGCATCACTGAAGAATCTTATTTTTATGTTGTGCATTTTAAAATCCAATCTTTTTTATGTTGATCTACTACTCGATAACCCCAAGACTCTAATATTTTAATAGATGGCTTGTCGATCATTGCGTCTTTGTACTCGTGCTTTTGTTGTTCAACAACAATCACTGGTTTATTTATAAGAATGGTCTGCATTGCACCTGCAAGGATCTCTTCTTCGAATCCTTCTACATCTATTTTTATCAAATCAATGTTTTCGTAGTGGTAACTGTCCAGTGTCTTTAAAGGAATAGAACCCTTGCCCACTGATGTAGGATCAATATGACTGTGTCCAGTATTTCCCTGAACAATATTCATTTCTATCAATGATTCGGTACGTCCAAGTGCCACTGGTTCAATTACATAGTTGTTGCCTGTTACGTTTTTCTTAAAACATTCTCTAAATTCAGCAACTGGCTCAAAAGCAATAACTTTTTCAAATTGTTTTACAAGATCGCAAGACCATAGGCCTACATTTGCACCAATATCAATGCAAATTCTTTTGTTATCACAGGATGCAATCGCAGAATCTCTAGCCCTCCATTGATATCGAACCACTCCGTCATTCTTAAGACTTTTTGCCAGCATCCTAGGAAAATGATCATCATAATCCGGAAACCAAAATCCATGGCTTTCTATCATTTAAATGTACTCCAATATTTTTCTAATCTGTTGACTTTGAGATCTGTTTGTAAACTATGACCGTGATCCTTGCGATCGCCTTTGAGATGATCAAGATATCCGCCCCATTCGCAATTAATCAAAGGATGGCCCTCACCTACTGAATTTGTTTTCGATGGTCTTAGGTCGCCAAGCTGTTGACTCCAATTTAATTGTTTTAGTTCTGGTACTGTTTTTCTTACAGCATCAAACACAAAACTGTCATGCCACTCACCTAAGGTGAAGATACCATTTTCTGCGTCATCGTAATATCTTTGAAAAGTTTCTAGGAATTTTTTTGTTGCAGGACTTCTAAGATTCATAGCGTACAGTCCGCATTCACTGTATTTTCCTTCTCTACCGAGATAACATAAATCAAAGGACGGTGAACATAATTCTAAAACTTTTTCACGGGTGATCGCACTGTGGCAAACCATATCAGCATCCATCCATAACAGGATATCAGCATCAATGGTTCTAGCACAGTGAAAAATTGCATAAACTTTATGAGCGAATCTCACAGCATGCCACTTGAACGCTTTCTTGGAATCCTTTCGACCGCCTCTAACAGGATCACCGCTGACATCACCGTTGGCCTTGGGCACATCCTTCCAACGGTTTTTAAATTCTGTTAATTCTTGAACATCGTCGAGGCTGAATAGAGTCACGTGATTGTGATTTCTAACAATGGGATTACATTTTTCTGGGTATATGTGCAGAGTAATTTCCTCTGGCCAGTTTTCACAGAATCCGTCGATCATCCTCTGTGCATATTTTTTTAAACCTTGTTCATGAAAGGTTGTTACCACTGCTATCTTCATCTATAATGCTCCCATACGTGAAAAATGCCTTGCAGGCTGGTGCAGGCCCAACCGGAATCGTACAAAGGTTTGGCTATAGCGTTATCTATACGAACGCCGCCCTCGACGAAAATTTTTGAATTGTGTTTTTTCCATAATGCTTCTACTTTATCAAGATTACACAACTCATTGTGATCGATAAAAATTGATGCAATATTTTGTATATGATCTAATTTAACAAAAGTTTCTTTATAAACAAGATTTTTAGCCTTAAACGCCGGCTGTACTGTGCTGACCACAAATACTGTGTCATATATTTCTACAACTTGCTCTAAAATTCCAAAAGCCGATCCTAGCACCAGGGCATGATCGCGGTCTCTTGAAAGTTTATGCAGTCTTTTTTTGAATTTGTTCATAATCTATAAATATACAGCAGTATTAACTACGTAGATTATTTATCAACATTATGCGCTTCAGATTATATCGAGAATACGGTGCTTTGAACAGTCCCCCAGTGTTTGATGCCATAGAACACGGGCTAAGACAACAAGGACACGTCATTGTCACCGACAACGAAGATGTTGCAGTGATATGGTCGGTATTATGGTCTGGCAGAATGCGGCAAAATAAACTGATTTATGATAAATGCCAGCAGCAAGGCACGCCCATTCTGATAATAGAAGTGGGTAATCTAAAAAGAGGCGAAACTTGGCGGATCAGTCTCGACCATATTAACAATCTTGGTAAATTTGCTAACGAAAGTAATTTAGATATGACCAGACCTGAAAAATTAGGTGTTAAATTACAGCCGATTGCTACAACCCGGCGAGGTGAAATACTTATTGCCTGCCAACATCAAGAAAGTCTTCAATGGCAAGGCATGCCTGCTATGAAAGATTGGGTAGGAAACACTATTGAAAAAATAAAACAGCATACTCATAGAAGAATCCGTGTAAGGTATCACCCTCGATCAGCATTTCCGTTCAAGCAGTCTGGAGTAGAGGTAGAACGACCTATGCTTGTACCCAATACCTATGACAGTTTTGATATTTTTTACAATTATCACTGCGTGATTAACCACAACAGCGGTCCAGCTGTTCAAGCAGCCATAAATGGGGTTCCTATATTATGTGATTCATCCAGTCTAGCTGCGGATCTCAGCATCAAGTGGTCAGAACTAGATAATCCCTATGTACCAGACAGGTCTGAATGGTTTATAAAACTTTGTCACACCGAGTGGACCGTTGACGAAATACGCCAAGGCACCCCAATTTCTAGATTATTCGGTTGACAACCAGAAATCAAGGCTGTATACTTGAATAATGCTATCATCAGAATTTGCCGAAGACATATTTGTTGAATTTTATAATCTTGTTTCCCAACAAAAAATATCCATACAAGGTCAAGATTTTTCACCTATCTCAAGTTTCCATGAAAAAATCATCAACAGCGGAGAGCTGACCAAAAATCAGGCAAATTTCCTCATAAAATTATTAGAAAAATACAAGACTATGTCAGCCATGGCAGGTCTTGACTATAGTTCTAAACTCGCTGACCTTAAATGGCATAGACCGTTTAGAGTATTGGATCTCAGCAAAAGCATATATGTAGGGCTACGTGAAAACAAACTGGAAATTTGTCTAAAATTTCCCTATCAGCTGAAAAAAGAGTTTGAAGATGAAATTACAAGTCGAGATGCATTGCATACACATGGAGCTTGGGATTCGGAACACAAAGTGAGACGCTTGGATTTTTATCATTATAATTTAATTGCACTCTACGAATTTGCCTGCAAACATAATTTTGAAATCGACGACTCGTTTATGATTGCGTTAGGCGATGTTGAAGAAATTTGGCAAAATCAGGATGATATTTTACCGTCATCTGATTTGTGTGCTGACTGGGTAACATTGTTTAATGCCGGTGAGACAACTCAAGATTGGTGGCGTGATAATAAAACAGACTGTTATGAAAGTGATTTACTATTGGCAAAAAGCATGGGCTACCCCTATGCCGGAAAACCCCATACTACCATAGAAAAAATCGCAGCCAGCCAAGAAAACAGCTTCTGGTTGAAAACCAATCAAGAGTTTTTTCAGTTAGCTAAATCTTGTCCCGGAAAAATATGTGTGTTACTAGATCGAAGCAGTGCCACACTGCCTTGGTTACAGAATTTTGTAGCCGATGCTGAGAAAAATGGTGTTAGCCGTGAAGAAATCAAGGTGTGTTTTAGAGAAAACAAAGAAGCTACCACTGGCCTGAATGACTGGATCAAGATCGCAGGAGTTGGCGGTAAAGTTGAAACTGGCAGGATATTAATTTTTGAATCAAAGCCAGCCAAGTGGTTGTTTAAGTCAAGCAATGATGTTACACTAGTAGTAACAAATAATATTTTTCCACCAACAAATACCATGGCACGAGATTGGTTTATGTGTCATCCTTGTGTGATATATCTTGGTGACACTAAGCCAACAGAAACCAAAGGACAAAAAATTGTCGAACTGTAAGTTAACAATCAAAGACGAAGTAAACATCAAGGTAGA